TAGGGTTATTTGGCGGTGAGCCTTGGTCAGAGGCGATGCGCAGGGAAATTGAAAGCAGGCTCTCCATAAGCGCCACGGATAACTACGGCCTCTCTGAGATTATCGGGCCGGGTGTCGCCGGAGAGTGCCGGCATAAATGCGGCATGCATATCTTTGAAGACGCCTTTATCCCTGAAATTATTGATCCGGAAACCTGCAAACCATTGCCGCCGGGGAGCGTCGGAGAACTCGTGCTGACCACCCTGACAAAAGAGGCATTCCCGATGGTCCGGTACCGTACCAGGGACATTACCAGTCTCGACTACTCGAAATGCTCATGCGGCAGGACTCAGGTGAGGATGAAAAAAACCATGGGGCGCAGCGATGACATGCTCATCATAAAAGGGGTGAATGTTTTCCCGTCGCAGATCGAAGAGGTGCTGGTTGCCATCGAAGGATGCGAACCCCATTACCAACTGGTGGTTGACCGGATGGGGGCCATGGATGTGCTCGAAGTGAGGATCGAGGTTACAGAAAACATCTTCTTCGACGAAATGAAGCGACAAAAGGCATTTCTTGAGATGATTGAGAAGCGGATCGAGTCGATGCTCGGTGTCGGAGTTATCGTAAAACTGGTGGAGCCGAACAGCATTCCCAGGCAAGAAGGTAAAGCAGCAAGGGTTATTGACCGACGGAAACTATAGTAGAGCCGGGAGATGCTTATCTGAAGGAGTGGAATGTCTGATGGAGTGGAATGTCTGATGGAGTGGAACCGGGCCTTGAGCCCGGTTTAAGCATATCATCAACGTCCGATAAGATATATTATGTCAAGTACGATACGTGATTATCCATGAGGTGATATTCGGCGCCCGGCTGTTCGATGTTGTTGAGAAACACCTGAAAAAAGCAGTTTCACGCAAAGCTCGACAACTGGGTGCCTATCCCGTATCTACGATGCATATCTTCTGTTGCCGCGCGCTCAATTTGGCAGTGATTCGCGTTTGCTTTGGCAGTAGAAGTGCTTCAAAAAAGAGGGGCGTTTAACCCCTCTTAAACATGCTTTGAAATCCCCTTTTAAACTTGATAATGGATGTCATTATTAACAGTCTTTTTACAGGTGAATCTGTCGGCGATTCGGCTGTGAGCTTGCTAGATTTAGCTATGGCGGCATTTTCTACTCTTGCCCTACCCCAACTATGCCTTATGAGCCTGCCTTTATAACCCATTTTCAGCACTTTATCATTTCATGGAACAGCTACTGTGGCGAGGTTGGCTTGTAGCGTTGAAATTGATATTCATGATTAATTGACTTTTCACGGCCCTTCCTGGAGGGCTTTTCTTTACGGCCTCCGAAATTGCCCTGTAGTGGCACTTTTTGACCTTGCCCATGCTAGTTTATGCCATAGATACCAACCTTTAAAATCAATCCTCGTTATTACCAGTTCCGGTAGATCAATTCTTGCCGCCCTTTGCCCTTGCCTCCACCTCCGATGGTGTAGTCGATCTTGACGGTGTCGAACTTGAAGCCCTTGAATATCAGCCTCATCTCCGGGTGGTCGTTAATGGTGAGAATAGTCGAGCCTTTCATGGTTCGCATGGCTTCGGCTATCTTGGCATATTCCTCCAGTGAAAACGGAACGCCGTAGCCTTCGGTTTCCCAATACGGCGGGTCCATGAAATGGAGGGTGTAGTCCCTGTCATATTTTTTCAGACAGACATCCCAGTCCAGGTGCTCAATCCAAACCCTGGCCAGTCTCAGGTGTGCCTGGCTTAGATCCTCCTCGAGGCGGAGGATGTTAAATCTGGGCGGTGAACTTGGGGAGATGCCGAAGGTTTGTGATGATACCTTGCCGCCGAAAGATAATTTCTGTAAATACAGAAATCTCGCAGCACGCTGGATATCAGTGAGAACTTCGGTTGGTGTCTCCTTTGCCCATTCAAACAGTTGGCGGCTGCTCAATGCAAACTTGAACTGCCGGATAAATTCTTCCAGGTGATTTTTAACCACCCGATAAAGGTTTATTACTTCGGTATTAACATCGTTTAAAACTTCAACGCCTGCCGGGTCGCGCATGAAAAACATACTGGCGCCACCGGCAAATTCTTCGACATAACATTCATGTTGCCTGCTTTTAATCATGGGCAGTAAAACCTTTGCTAATCGGCGTTTGCCGCCTGGCCATGCTACTATCGGATAATGTTTCATTGTGTGAGCCCCTTTATTTTTCAGGTTGGTTGTGGTAGGCTCTCCCGGCTCTGATCGGAGCGGGAAGCCTCGGCCGGCTCACAGTGTTTGATACTGTGTGTTGGCGGTCGGGCCATGCTCTAACATGGTTCGGCCGCTTCCTCTTTATTATCTCTTTCCCCTACACAGCCCCCAATTAATATCTCAGTTGCGCTGATCGCTGTGCCGATCGGGTTGCCGCTTACCGCATGGGTGAGCACACCATTGGCGGACAGGTAGATCTTGCCGCCATGCCGGACCTCCTTTAATATTTGATGCAGTAGAGCACGGCGATGTTGCGCGGCCGGGTCTCGGGCCCTCCGGTCTCGCTGGAAAGCCCCCGTGTCGCTACCGTGTTGGAGCCGTTCAGTGTATAGCCCTGTTCGGCGTGGGTGTTCCCGGAAACCATGAGTGTGTTATTATTAGTGAGTTCAGTGCCGGCTGGGCTTGCATTGAAGTCGTAGTTAGCCACATAGTGTTGGTGCTGCTTCAGCCCATCGGCCTGAAAACTCGCAATAGCCCTCCCGGCATCTACACCGCGGCCGTTATCCGAGCCCCGGAGGAATTCGCCGCGGAGATCAGGAAGGTTGAACGTCGAGACATTGTCACCCGCGCCCCAGGTGGTGCCGATGGCGGCATAGAGGGCTGCATAGGTAGCGCGCAGAACGGCCCGGCCGTCGCAAAGAAGCCAGCCTGTGGGTACGCTCGCCATGCCGAACGGAACCAGGGCGCCGGGAGGGGCAAGCATGGCCGCGGACTGCCCCTGGACGGTTTGCGTATCGTTACTCGGAGGGGAGTTGTATGAGAGGATCTGGAAAGCCGCACCGTCGTACGCGAACCGTACGATCTGGGTGGCCTGGATATCGCCGGCTGCCAGCGCGGCGCCTCCCAGTTTGTGGACCGGGAGTGCACCGAGTCCGTTGAGATTGAGGGTAGTTGCGCCGGTGTTGGTATTGCCGACCCGGATGCCGAACGGCATGCCGACGACGAGGGCAGCCAGCGCCGGGGCAAGCGCTGCGACCAGGGCGTTGACGGCTCCCGTATCCTCGGCATAGTCGAGCGGGGCGCTGCCGTCGGCATCTGCGCCGTCGTGGCGGTGGCTGAAAACCTTGTTGAGCCATGCGGCCAGAACGCGGGTGCCGCCTGTTTTAGTAACGATATCGCCGTCTGCGAAGACTGTTTTAGCCATTAAATCCTCCTGCTAACCCCTCCCCGCTCCCCTTGTCAGGGGAGGGCTAGAGATAGGTGAAGTTGAGTAGTACGTGCGCCGGTTTCAGATCGTTCAGCAGCGTTTCCAGGTCAGGAGCCGGAATCGCGACCGGAACGGCCATGACGACCACCTCCCATATCCAGGGCCGAATGGTGTTTTCCTGCGCCAGGTAATCTCCGGCCAGGGAGATGCCGGCGGTGAAGTAGCACCACGGGTCGTCGAGGATATAGTCGTCGATGCGGATGGTGTAACCGCGGGCTGCGGCCAGTGCGACGAAATAGGGTTTCTTGATGTCGCCGCTAACCGGCACGAGCCTGATCCGGTCGCTCGACGGAATCAGTTCGTCGCTATCGGTCATGAGCGTCTGGCGAAGCGCCTCCAGATCGGCCAGGAATCCGTCGAGCGCCGCGCCTTCCTGCTCCAGGTCCTGGGGCTGAATCCCGCCGAACGCGATCGGGATCAGCAATGCAAGAAGCTCGCTAGTGGACATCTATCACTCCGGGCCGGAGCATCTGGTATGCGGTCGGGATCACATCGGCCGCCGGAGTCGTGACCGGGGCGCTGCCGGGACCACCACCCAGGGCCAGCAGTTTGAGCTGATCGCGATAGAGGCTGATGCCCGGCTCCATGCCCGCCAGATAGGCGGTAATGTCGGCGATGGCTGAGGCGGCGACATAGTCGGAGCCGATGCGGGCTATGGTTACGGCCTGAACGATCAGCTCGGCCGCGAGGACCCGGAGGAACCTGACGTCGGCCGGGCAGATGTCGACGATGTAGGCCCGCACCGCGGCTAAAAGATCGGATGTCGGGATCTCCGAACCGGTAGCGGCGGCATCGGCGAGAACGATCACATCGATGGTGCCTGCCCCCTGGCCGCTCGGGACGCACCAGGCGTTTTTTACCAGGGGCGATGCCTCCTTTGCCCAGCGGATGTAATCGTATTTATTACCGCCTGCGGGGGGATGGCGGATGTCGTCGAGCACGCGGGCACGAAGTGCGGCATCGGTTTCAGCTGGGATAAACGACATGCCGCGAATGGCGATGTAATGCTCCAGCGTCTCCCGATCGCACGAGTCGGCGAAGCGCTGCAGGTCGACATACTCCCCTTCGTTGTACAGCCCCCAGAGCGCCGAGGCGAGCGCTGCGCTCTTGATGTAGACCGGGCTCCCCTTGCTGATGTCGATGTCCGGCATCTGGTTCTGATAGCTGGTCAAAAGATCGGTCAGGATGTTGTTGAAACTCTTTTTAAAGGCCATTTAAACCACCTCGATGAACTTGGTGTAGGGTACGGTCCGGCCATCGGCTCCGGTAACCTCGATGAAGGCCTTGAGCCGGCTGGGCAGCTCCCGTTCTGTGGCGATAACTACGGCCGTGGCGCGCTTCGCGGTTATGAGCCACTGCAATGCGGCGCGGAGATCTGCCTCGAACAGGCGCGCCGTTTTGGCGCTGTTTTTCATGCGGGGGCGGACCGCCAGACCGAACTCGGGATCGAGCCACCATGATCCTTTCCGGATCTCCAGGGAGAGCACCACGCTGTTGAACAGGTCGTCGCCCGGCCCGAAATCGAGGTTGATGCTGCCGTCGGGTTGTAGCGTAATGATGTACATGGGTTCCTGGTCCGGTGCGCCGAATTCGACTTGGACTACAACCTGAGAAACAAGGACTTTTAGGGTGCCGAATTCGACCTGAACCACTGCTTGCGCTACATGTAAGGCATCATCAGCGTGCTCAGCTTGGACAAGTGCTTGCGCTACATGTAAGGCATCATCAGCGTGCTCAGCTTGGACAAGTGCTTGGCTGACTGCAAGTTCATTGCTAATGGCCATGGCTTACAACTTCGCCTTGAAACCTGCCTCAAGTGCGTCGAGCTCTGCAATGGTCCACGATAATCCTGTAGCGGGATTCAATGACCAGATTGCCGCTACATCGGAGAAAACAGTAGTAAGTGGTTGAGTGGCACTCTCACTGGTAACACCATTTGTCTTGACTGCCAGATTAAGCCCAGTAACGTTGGCGACACCCTCGTACTCCCCCCTTGCCTGCGATTGAATGCACTTTATTTTCCAGGGTACCGCGGACTGCGGCGGGACAAAATCGGTCAGCCCGTATAGATCAAGGGTATTTTCATCGTTGGTGCGGACATAATCAGTATCCACCGCCGGAACCTCATCGACCATCGTATAGTTAGCAACTCCATCGACGCTGGGGATGAACTGGCTGTTTGTCCCTGCAGCATTAGGCTTCAGTGCCTGAATGTTGGTTGTCCCAGGCCATTCCGAATTATCGATCACGACATTATCGACATAGCTGACACCTGTAATACCTTCGAGATGAAGATAATTGATATTGCCTGGGGACGCAGCAGTCACCCCAGTAAAATCGAATTGAACCACCCCGTTGACCTTTACGATCGTCCTCCCCGTTCCATCTGTGGCAGGTTTATACCACCATTCGAGGTTGAATGTAGTTGACCCAGGGATGTAGGTAGTTCCTGTCGCCAGCACAGTCCCAGATGAACCAGAGCCAGGATTACCAAGGGCGACTTGGTAAGCAGCCACAGCAGCATTATATCGCAAAGATCCTAATGCCGTCGCACCATTATAAAATGCAAGAAAGGTTTGATTGGTATCAATGGCGGCACTTATTTTTGCAGCCACATAATACTCTCCATTAGCTGAAAGGGCTATCCTTAGGGCTCTGCCGTTCAGCACTAGCGCATAATTTCCATCCTTCCCGCCCATGACTGCATTCACCGCGTAAGAGCCCGCATTTAACGATTCCCACAGTCCGATCCCGCCGCTCTCAAACCCATCTATGAATACTCTGGACATTATCTCTCTCCATTTGCGGCGTTTACTCCGGTTGCTGCGGCGGGCTGGTGATGCTCCCCGCCGCGATATGGTTGTGGCCGTCGTAGATCTGCCGATCGGCAGCCATACTTCTGGTTGAATCGCTGATATTACCGCCACTTGTGATATCTCCGGACACGTCCAGGAGCGGGGCGTCGATGGTCACTTTCTGGTCGGTTTTGATGACAATGCCGTCCCGCGTCAAATGCACCTTTTGGCCGAGGTCGTCATGGATGCAGACTTCTCCCTCGGCAAGCTCGATGCGGTAGCGGCGGTCGTCGCTGGCGATGGTGATGAGCATGTTGCCGGCGATCAGGGTGACATGCTCCGCGCCCGGCTTGGGGCGTGAGGCGAAGCCGTAATGCTGGAAGAACTCACGCTTTGCGAACGACTCGCCGACGCGGCCGGTGGCGCTGATCAGCCGGACGATTCCGCCGGAAACGCTTTCGATGATGCCGCGGATCATCATTTGTGCCTCCCGGTTTCGCCTGCAACCAGCCCCGGCAGGCCGAGACGGAGCTTTGTGGTCGGACCGGCCTGCTTATCCAGGCAGAGGGTGCGGGCGGTGACCAGGTAGTTGCCCGTGATCCCATGGACGGTGTCGTTGACCATGGCCATGCGGTTGATGCTGAAGTTGATGCCAGCCTGAGAGTGGCGCGGCATTTCGTACTCCATCGGCTGGCCGTCGTGGCGCATCTTGTTCAACATCATCCTGGCGCGCAGCCGCGGGCTCTGGGAGTCGTTGTTGTTGCAGGCGACGAACGGCTTGTAAAAGGGGAAGGTGTCGTCTAGGGCCACTCCAGGGGGTGAATTGTGAGTCGGCTCGCCCAGACCGTCGGTATCAGTCCTTTGCTGCTGGCCGATGACGGTCACCTTGGAATAGCGTTTGCTGATGTTTTCATCGATGTCGGCGGCGAGGGCGTTGTTTCCGCCACCCTCGCCGGTGAAGGCGATGTTGTAATCCGGGTCGCCGCCGGTGAGCGGTTCATCGAAGACAAAGGTGCCGTCGGGCAGGCTGAAGAACATCACCCCGCGGGAAAGGGCATAGGTCTGGAGCGCCTGGAACACGGTCATGCCGGGGGCGATTTTTGCCAGTTTATGGGGCGCATCAAAAAACGACATGAAGTCGGCGGTACCGCGCCGTTTGCGGGTTTTGAGTTTACCGACCAGGTCGAGCTGCCCGATGATGTTCTTACGATTAATGAAGGGGACGCTCTTCAGCAGCAGCTCGGCCAGCTGCCGGATAGTTTTCCCTTCCACGTCATTAAATGACTCGCAATATGAGTCCACTAGGAGCCCCATCAGGTCCCGCCCCTCAATGGTCAGGGTTTTGCCCCCCTTGTCGCACACGCGGTGGCGCCGCTCGATCAGGCCGGTCAACTCCAGCTGGTTGTTGACGAAGATCCGGCACTGCATGCCCGGCCGGATGTCTATTTCCGGGTTGGACAGCTGCAGACTGAAAGCATGATCGGCAACATAGAGATCGTGCTCGATGCGGTAGGAGATGAAATGCTCGATGCGGGTCGTGCCGACCTGGATGGCGATCCTATCTGACATAGATCTGCACCTCGCCGCTGATGCTGTTGGTGTTGCGGAACCTGTTGAGCGCCTGGAGCCGCTCGGCGTCGGCTGAGGAGAGGCCGTAGCGGAGGCAGATGATGTGCAGCGGCAGCGGGCGGTCGATATCGACAGTGATGAGCGATTCCCTGTCGGACTTTGCTGCGGTGACATGCTCCAGGAGCGAGCAGGCCATGGCGGTCAGCCCGGTGATGCCCCGGTCGAGATCGAGCGCCTCCTGGAGGCGGGTGCGGACCAGCGCCAGGGATGCCTCCAGATCGTTGGCGTTCATGGCCCGGCTATCGGCCCGGTCATCGGCCTGGTAGAGATAAGCCGCTTCGAGGGCGAGCCGCTGGGCGCAGGCGATTTTGAGGGTAGCGGCGATGAGGGAGCGGGCGGACAGCGCCGCTGCTGCCCTGCGGCCGGAGCTCGGGACGGCGATGGTCACCTGAAGCTTAAGCAGACCATTATCGAGGCTGGCGAGGAAACGGGCCGGAGCGGCGGCAAGGGCATCAAAGAGCCTGGCATGGCGCTCGACGGCGCGGGTGATGCTGCCGAGCAGCCGGCCCGGCAGGTTGGTGGCGTAGTGGATGCCGGCGACCAGGGAGTTGGCGGGGTTGGTGATATCAATAGCCTGCGCCTCGAACCGGCGGACATAAACATCGACCTCGGCGGCAAAGTCGCGCACCGGGCCGGTAAGGCCGACAAACTGCACCATCAGGCTGTTTTCGGCCGGTACGTCGATCATGACCTTTGAGCCGACTGCAGCGATCGCAGCTGTGACGATAGAGGAGTACTGCTCTTCCTGGGCGTTTTCAAATGCGGTCTCGACCGAGTCGGCGACATCCTCGGCGACGCTCGCCTCGATGCTGTCGCGCATCTGCTCGATGAAGTCGATGTCCACCTCGGCGCAGCGCTTGCGCTCGTCATGGCGAACGTTGACGTTTTCAACTTTTCCGTGGAGGATGCCGTATTTCGGGTGGAGCAGTTCGAAATCGCTCTTCCTGGAGAGGTAATCGATGAGGGTGATGTGGTCGTTGTAGGTGGATTGAGCGGCGTTGTCGAAAAAATAACAGCGGATCTTGAGGGTGCGGGCCTTTTGCCCCATGTCTTCGAGATCGGCGCCATCGGCGTAGGGGTATTCGTAGCGGGCGATCGCCTTGGAGAATGTATCGGAGATGTCTACCATCTCGAGCTCGATGTCGTCGAGCCAGCCTGTTTCGGTTTCGATGTTCATCTCAGTGGCTCACGAGCATGTCGTCGAAGAACGCGCCCCGGCGAACTGTTTTGATCTGCGAGCCCATGTCGTCGGAGCGGCTGATAAGGCGTCCCTGGCTGTCGATCTGGACGGTGAGGTTGATGTCGCGCTTCTTGCCGCCGACACCCATCACCTCGTATTCCTTGGTGCCGCGGCCAAAAGCGTGGGAGTCCCAGCCGTTCGCCCGCTGGGCATCGCTGATGATCTTGGAGATAAGCGGCGCGGCAACGACCGATGTCACCAGCCCGGCCGTTGCCAGTGTCCCGGCCAGTGCAGCCCTGCCCCCGCCGCCTGCGACGATCCCTCCGGCATTGGCGACGGCGGCGGCCGTGCCGAAGCTATTCGGCCAATTGGTAATGAAGACAGGTTGAACACCGGTGGCGGCCTGGACGGCTTTGCCCTCGGCGACGCCCATGGCCAGGGATGCGCCGGGGAGGCCGCGGAGCCCTTTGAGCACTTTACCGCCATACCAACCAGCCTTGGCGAGTTTGTAGGCACCGTAGCCGGCAGCAGTGGCCACACCGGCGGCGAGGACGCCGTTGACCGTGTCGGTGGTTTTCGGGTGCTTGTCGGCGAACTTGCCGAGGGCGGCTGTGGCGTCGTTGGCTTTCTGGATAATGGCGTTAAGCGGTTCCAGCCAGGGGGAAAAGAACGAGGCGGCGGTAGTTTGACTGGTTCCGGAGAGCGATTTGAGGTTGGCGTTGAAGCCTTCCATCCTGATATTGAGCTTCTCCTGGATGTCGGCGGCTTTACCGACCCCGGCGGCGACCTCCTCCCAGGAGCCCGCCCCTTCGTGCATCAAAGCTGCTGCGGCCCTACCGCCCTGAGTTTCGAATATTTTATGCATGATGAGGAGCTTTTTTTCATCGGTGAAACCGCTCATTGATTCGCGCAGGTTTTTGATTATTACTGGGAGCTGTTTAAGATGCCCCTTATCATCCCAAAACTTGAGGGGCTGCTTGCCTTGCCGTGCTAAATCGGCATTTACGGCAGCAATCATTTTACGGGTGATGCGAGACCCCGCCACCAGCCGTTCAAAGAAATCGCCAAGGGCGGTGCCGCCCATAGTACCCTTGAGACCACTTTGAGAGAGAGTGCCCATCGCTATAAGCGTATCCTTCCAGGACACCTTCATCATGGCGGCTTGCCCCGCCACCATTTTCATCCCTTCAAACAGGTCCGGGATCGTCGAGACTGAAGCCTGGTCGACCTTTTGCAGGAAATTGGCCACCTCGGCATACTCGCCGCCTTTCAGGTTAAAAGGAGCGGCAATAGTGATCATTCCTTCGCCTATGGATTGTGGGTCTGTTTTGGCCATGGTGGCCAGCGCCGATGCCGCCCAGGCTGCGCCTCCCTTAGCGGTGACGTCCTGCATTTTCAGGCCGGCTTTAAGGAGGACGTTTTCCGTTCCCATCACTTCCTTTGCGCCAAACGGCATCTGCTTTTGGATGTCTACGGCGGTTGCACGGACGACGGCCAGCTGCCGGGCCAATTCGCCTGCGTTCTGGCCGCTTTCCTTCAGATTCATCTTGACGTCGAGGGTGGCTTCCTGCATGTCGGCGGCGGAGGCGACGCCGGGCTTGATCTTGTTGATGGTGTAGTTGGCGACGGCGATGGCCTTGAGGCCGCGGGTGGCGTTGCGCTCCATCTGCTCGAAGTCTCTGGCCACCTGCTTGCCCTGCTCTCCAAGCGCCTTGATGTGCGATTTCGCACGGTCGGCGACCCCGGAGAGGAGGTCGATCATTGTGAGCTGCATTGCCAGTCTGAAAGTATCGCCCATCTTTAACCCCAATTATGACTGTTGAATTATGAAGTATGAAGTTAAGGCTTTTTTTCATAATTCATAATTCATCCCTCATCCTTTTTTCTTGCGCTTGATCTTGTAGGTTCGGCCTGATTTGCCGCCGTTATTGGCCAGTTCATGCAGCCGGTTGTATGCCGCCAGTATCCCCTTGATCTCCCCCGGACTCTTTGACAGCAGCTCCTTTTCCCGATACCCCAGCTTCATCAGCACTAAGCAGTCCATCCGGAACGGCAAGAGCTTCTTTTCGAAACTCCGCCCTCCGCGTACTGAGGACGGCGCTGGCGGCCAACAGCTTGCGGCCGTCGCCCCTGGAGAGCCCTTCGATCAGCTCCGCCGACACAGGGTGGACCCGTGCGGCGGTCATCCGCTCCGGGGGCATCTCAAGGTCTTCAGCATACGTTTCCACGAGTTCCTTGAAACCGTCGTCATACCTCATACGCGCCTCGAACAGGCCGGGGACCTTGAGGCGGACGGCCAGGAGGGCGGCGGCGTAATACGCCTGGTCGTCGAGGCGGTTGGTGTCGATGTCGGGCAGGCTGGAGGCGCGGAGGGTATGCCCGAACTCCTCTTCTTCGAGAATTGCCTCGGTGAACAATACGCCACCGACAATGATGCCGTCGGGGAAGATGATCTTTTCGGTAAACATGGGTTTGTCCTTTGTAGGGGCGCGGTCCATGACCCGCCCGCTTTGGTCTTCATTGCATTAAGGGCGGGTTTGGAACCCGCCCCTACTGTTTTATTTCGGATCTCGGTCTTCGGCGGAGAATTCGACGTCGCGCTTCGTTTCGCCGCCGTCCTTGTACGTCTCGTTGCCGACTTTGTTGACATAGACACCGATGTAGCGGCGCCGGGTGCCGTTGGCGTAGGAGATCGTGAGGACTCCATCCTTCACCAGGGTGAAATCGAACTCGGGAGCATCGGCAGGGACCAGGTACTTCAACTTGATTCCCTTGTAGCGCTGGGTAACTTCGATGTGGCTGGTCTTGTGCATCAGGTCGATCGGCTTGTTATATTCGACCTCCGGCTCGGTGATCTCATCAAAGTCGTCGATCTCTTCGCCATTGATCTCCAGGGTGCAGCGTGAAACTATCATGTTAAACCTCCATTTAAAGGCAATACAGCTCGATGGTCGTATCCAGGACATGCAGTCCGGGGACATACGGCGCCGGGATGGTGACCCGGAACCAGCCAGCCGGGCGGTCTTCGGGATTGGCGACCACCTGCAGCCGGTCCTTGTATTTGTCGATGTCCTGAAGGATCTCGGCCCGCTCCAGTTTCTTGAGTTGGGCATAGATCATGTCGCGGTAGGCGTCGGCGCGCTTCTGGGTGCATTTTTTCGGCCGCGGAATGGCGCGGACCGTGTCGCGGACGTAATCGAGGATCGGGATCGGGTTATCGTCCAGGAGCGTTTCGTCGGGGTTGCCGGCGGCGTCGGTGAGGTAGCTGGTGATGGCGCGGGCTATGTGGAGCTGATTATCAACACCGACATAGAGCGGGGTGAGGCCGTTGTCGAGGGCGCTCTCCTGCTCGGCACGGCTCGGCCAGTCGCTCTGGACCGGCGGTACCGGAATGCCGGGAAGCACTTCGTCGTCGAGCGGCATGGCAGGATCATCCACGCTCGCGCGGTAGGCGGTGTAAGCGGCGCCGAGTTCGCAGGGGAGCGCGCGCGAGCCGCGCGACCAGGCGTGGCAGATCCGCTCGAACGGGGTGGCGGCGGCAATGGCGATGCTGGCGGCGTAGGTGCCGACCAGACCGGTATAGCCTCTGGCGCCGCGTTGTTCGACCTTGCCTGATACGGTGTCCAGGTGGGTCTTCAGGAGCCCCATGTTGGTGGCGTCTGAAAACTGGGTGGCGATCAGCTGGTAGCGCACCGGGAAAACGGCGGTGAGGGCGTTGGTCACGTCCGGTTCGGTGGCGCCGGCAGCCATGGCGACGACCGTGGCGGTGACGCCTGCCGGGAGGGCGGCATTGGCGTCTTTGGCAACCTTGATGGTATTGCCGATGAGCCCCTTGTGCTTGGCGGTCAGGGTGACGATAGCGCCGGCGACTCCGGCTGTGACCGGCAGGTCTGCGATCTGGCCCAGGAGAGTATTGAGGGCGGCGGCGATGCTGTTGGCGGAATCGCCGCTGGCGATGGCGAGCTCGACCTTTTTCATGGCGATCCAGAGGGTGAGGACGCCGGCGGCTGTGGCCGGGCCGGTCATAGTGACGGTGCCGGCGGCCATGACGCCGGCGGCATTGTCGTCGACGGCGATCGCCGTGAGATCGATCAGCGGGTTTGCCTTGATGGCTGCACGGCACATGAGGTGCGCGGCGGAGCCGGCGCCGAAAAAGTCGGCGGCGGCCGAGTCGGAAAATACCTGGGTCGGGACCAGGGCGGCGACGGTGCCTGTGCTGCGGCGCTGAGCGAGCACCAGGACTCGCTGCGGATTGGACGGCAGGTTGCGGTTTGCCAGGGTGGTATTGAAGCCGATATAGGCGCCAGGCTTTTTGGTGGAACTGGGGAGCGTGTCGTTCATTTAGTTTTGCCTCCTTCTTTTTCTCCGCCCTTTGCCACGGGGGGGTCGGGGATGACTTCGAGCAGCGACCCCTCGGCCAGCAGCCGCCGGTAGTAGATGGTGTCGGGAACTTCGACGCCCTTGGGATCGTCGGTGATGTATTCGCGGCGTTTGCCTTCCTTCGGACACTTGAGGCCCTCCGGGGCCATTACGAGCGGCATGGTGCCTCCTTTATGCGGGGTTTATTTCGTCCTGGGCATCGGCGATTTCATCGCCCGGCTCCAGTAAATAATCGACGGCGACGCCGATGAGGTCTAAGGCTTCGTCTTCGTCTTTCGGTACCTGGAAGTAGAAGCCGAGGCCGAACTCGACCAGGTAGACGATCTTGTTTGCGTCCCAATCGTCAGCATCGGTGACATCGGCAAAACGCCGAGGTTCGATGCCCGGCTCTTTGAGACTGAGCCCCAGATCCTGCTGGGCCAGGGCGAGGACGATGGCGAAAACGAGCGGGTTGGCGATGCGGCGGCGTCCCTCTTCCCCCTTGGCGTTGGAAACGGTAAGGAGGACGTGGCACGTGCAGGGGACCAGGTAGCTCCGCTTCCCCTCCTTGACCCACTGTCCGGACTCGAATATGGAGATGGCGAGCGCCGGATTGTTGAACAGGTAGCGACCGTCTTTTTGGATGGCGGTCTTGCGGATCGGCGAGATCTTCTCCACCAGCCGGGTTTCGACCGCCTTCTCTATTTCGGTTACGTCGAGGATGGCGGGCATCAGATATAGCCTTTCAGTTTGTCTCCGGTGAAGATCCGCTCCGGGGCCGACATCTTGAAACGCTCTGCAGGAGGCGGAGTAGTGGTTTCACCCTGTTCTTCCTGGCGGAGGTTGATTTTCTTGGTCTGGATTTTCTCCAGGAGCTTGACGACGTTGTCATACTGGGTTGCCCAGGTTTCCGGGATCTTGCCGGCGTACCGGGCGAAACAGTTGTAGATGCTGATGACGGTGGAGATGCGGGTGATGACCCTGGGTACCGGGACCAGAGGCAGCGGAAATTCCTCCGGGATATAGCCGTCGATCTCGCTGTCGGCCGCCTCGATGCAGCCGTCGATCTTCTCCTGATCGACCACGCCGAGGCCGGGATCGTCGGTCAGCTCGATCAGGGTCTGTTCGGGTATCGCCTTTTTCATCCTGTCGTAATCGGTGTAGGACACTGCTGTCTCCTGGTAAAAAGAGGGCGGACGTGCCGCCCTCTTTACGGATCGCTTAATTCAAGTATCTATACTATCGCCGCCTGGTGCAACTGGTCAGGGACCGGGCGACGGCGGAATAGACTCGCTGGACCGCACGGGAGTATTCGGTACCCCTGGAGTTGACGAATTCGAAACCAGGGCCGGTAGCTACCTGGGTGCCGTCCAATTCCCATTTGACCGGCTCGGCCGCCCCGGCGGCGGTAACAACATCGGCGCTGTAGCTGACATAACCGGCGACAGAGCTGTATTTCCCCTGGATAGCCCCCTTGGTAATGGTCTGGGTGTTACAGCCAGACTGCCCCTTTTCCGGAGCCACGGGCGGCTTGCTGGTGACTTCCTTCGCAACGGTGAGTGCTCCGGCGGTCCAGGGATATCTGCCGGCGGCAAGCGCCATGGCGGCGGTGGCCAGAATCAAGCAGCCGGCAATGATCAAACCTATCTCGAATGACTTGTTACTCATGGATTAACCTCCTTTAGAACTTGATGCGGATGATGTCCCCTGCGGCCGCGGCCGCGTCGAGGGTGTGGCCGTTGATGGCTCCGGCGTTGTGGGTGACGGCCTTGCCGTCGGCATCGGAATCGACGTCGGCATCGGCGGCGATGACACCGGCCGCCTCGACGAGGAGGATGCCGGAGAAGTTGACCGGCGCCGGGCGTGTGACGGCGGTATCGGCATCGCAGACGCCGAGGGCCTTGGCACCGGCGCCGCATTTGGCGCCGTCGAAACCGACGAAGCGCTTTGCTACGAGGTCGGCGGTCAGGGCGGTTATGGAGCAGGTTCCGAGAATGATCTGGGTTTTCACTTCTTACCTCCTTCTTTTTTTACCAGAGCTTCTTTGAGCTTGGCGATCTGGTTGGTGAGGCCGTCGATGCTTTTGTCGCGGAGAGCAATGGTGCTGTCGCGATCGGCGACCCCGGCGTTTAGGTTGATGATGTTGGCGTTCTGAGTGTTGACCGTAGTACACAGCTCACTCAGCTCACCGGTCAATTCATCGAGGTCGCTTTCCCTCTCGGCAAGCTGACCATTCAGCTTCGAGATAAGCTCTTTGAGAGCATCGATCTCGGCGGTATCTTCCGCCGGCTCTTCTTCGAGCGGTTCGAGGAATTCCTTCAGCCGCTCCGCATCTTCGACGGTGAGGTCGATCTTCCGGCCGATGCGGTGAACCTTGCCGGATAACCGGATATTGGTTCCGGTTATCCGGTATGTCTTTTTCTGCTCTTCAGCGCTCACGATTTACCCCCCTTATTTCTTGGTATTGGTGACCAGGTAACCGGCGTCGGCGCCGACGATCTTCAGGTCGAAGAGGTCGGTGTTCCGGATCAGCTGGACCTTGCCGCCGTTGGTGACGTAGGTATCGACGACCGGCTTGTTCTTTTTGCGGAATGTGTAGCCGTAGGAGGGCTCGTACATGGTCCGTTCCTGGCCGGTGACTGCGGCGGGCTGGTAGAGCATGAGCATCATGTCGCCCCAGATGTCGAAGGCGTTGCCGGCATCGTCGGTGTAGATCATCTCGCCGACGACGATCTTCTTCTCCAGGACTTCTTCGATGATGGCCTTGGTGACCACCTTGTTTTCGGTGGACTTGATCCGGGCCAGGAACTGGGGATGTTTCTTCCAGAGCGACAGGGTGGAGGCGCCGACGATGATGATGTTGGAGCGCTTGGCGATCTGACTGCGGAGCGCTTCGTCGCCGTCCTGGGTGACGCCGACCGGGTCGGAGGCGGGCTCGGAGAAACAGTCGTCGCCGGCCAGGGCCAGCTTGTTGCCCGCACCGTAGTTGGCCGGGTTGCATGCGAGATCTGCCGCCAGTTTTTCCCGGCGGAGCTGGATGCCGGCAACAACCAGGTTGGTGGCGTACTTCTGCAGGGCGAAGGCGGCGTCCTGATCCTCGCGGTAGTCGATCGGGTATTCGAGGTCGTGTTCGGTCATGACGTACTTGTCGGAGCTGGGCTTGCCCGGCGCGATCCGGTTGGAGTTGCCGCGAATGGCGCGCTCGGTGTTGTAGAGGCGGAAGGCTTCTTTGCCGAAGAGGATATAGACCGAGCTCTCCAGGGTCAGGCCGCCGACGATCGGAAACGCTATGTCGGCGATGGAGTCGGCATTGGTGTAGCCGCGGGCGAGGTTGGTCAGGATGGGATCTACGACCCGGAGGCCTGACAGCTGATCTGCAAATTGATTTTTACCCATGGGTCAGTTCCCCCCTTTCTTTGACATGACGGCCGTGAGGGCGGTATCGTAGGACGTGCCGGCGTGGGCTTCCTGGTATGCCAGGACGTCGCTGTGGAGCTGTAAACGATCCTCGTCCACTTGCCCGTCGCCGAACTCCCCGGTATCTACCGTGACGGTCTTGCGGTTGCCGACCCGATCTCCTGTGGCGAATTCGCTCAGCTGGATCGTTTGCGGAAGGGCTTTGAGGCTCTCCTGGTACATCTCCAGCTGGCTCTTCGTGATCTTGTTTCCCTTGCCGTCGTCGAACTCGACCGGCTCAGCGCCCTTCAGCGTCTGCATGTGGGCAACGAGGGCGGGGATCTGGGCCGGGGCGATCCGCGTGGGAAGAGAGGCGCAGAATGCCGTGAACTCCCGGCGATCGCCGTCGGCCGCAGAGTCGCTGAACTGCTTGCGCAGACCGGTGAGCTCTGTTTTCAGCCCCTTGTTCTCTTCCGAGAATACTGCCAGCTGGTCGCTGAACTGCTTGATTGCCGCTCCGACTGCTTTGGCGACAACGGCTTCGACTTCTTCAATTTTCATCTCCGTCTCCTTATCGTTATAGTTGGCTACTTCCATCCCTTGGACCGGGTCGCGCATCATGCAGCAGGCCCGGCTGCAGGCGTAACAGACTGTACATTTGGCAGGGTCGATGATCGCTCCCTTGTCTGCGGTCATGCTGACGGCTCCGGTGGGGCAGCAGGACACGCAGACGTTGTCCTTGCAGTCGGCGCAGAACTGCGACCGCTCCTTTGCCCCGCCGCTCATGAACTGCATGAACGCCGCAAATGCTCGCTTCAGGGGGTTCTTCTCGTTTTCCTTGGTCATGCTGCCTCCTTCCTTGAATTGAATAGTGACGACGTTGTCGCCGTCGTCGTAGACGTTTTCCATCCCCGGTATCGCCGGGCAGTTGTAGCCGAGGAATGCCAGGTGATGAATACCTTTATCCTGGTCCCAGGCGATGGAGCGGGCCTTTAACATGCCGGAACGGACCCACTCTTCGAACTGGGGCTGCACCTGGGAAAGCTTGACCATGACCCGATCACCGTCGCGCCTGGCTGCGGCGATCCAGCCGAATGCCGGGCCGCGACCCTTGCGCTGGAGGGGTTCGATGTGGTCGATACGAATCGGGGCGGTGTGGAAACTCGGATTATACTTGGCCAATAAGGCATCAATCCGGTCCGGCGGCCAGGGAGAAGTATATCCGGCGCTGTCGGTCCAGGTGCCGACCTTGAACGCTTCGATCCAGGCGCCTTCCATCGGTTCGTTTGTTTTGAGTGTCGCCATGCGCGACTCCTTTTATGTGTTCGGTTTCACCGAACACTTAGATGTTTTACACTACTTGATCCTTTAAATCTTTTGAGCCCCTTCAAAAAACATCTGCTGCCTGTTTCAGAACCGATTTAAAACAGTCTTTAAATTTCCTTGTAGCCGGTTTGCCGGGAGCAGGCCGGGGGGTTATACCCCGAAAGCGCTGGCGGGCAAATTTGGCGGCTTAAAACCGTGAGTCGTGAAAAGCAGTAAGTCGTGAGTTGTAGAGGCTACAAGTCGGCCAGAAATTGGAGGCCGTGCCGCTTGATCTTGGCGATGTCGGCAGGCTGCATGGTCATGAACGGCCGCCCCTTGATCTTCACTGTGTAGGCTTTGCCCTGGACCTTCATGCCGTAGTGGCTTCCTTTCTTTTTTGAAAAGAGGTCTCCTCCCTCCAGTCGCCCTTTTTCGTTTTGCGCCGCTCGGGTAATCTTCCCCCTGTTTACCTGCTTAAAGTGAAGCGTCCGTTCCCGTGCGCCGTGGGCGACTTCGCCGCCGAAGTGGAGCAGCTTGGCGCGCTTGTCGTTGGTGCCGACAATTACGCTGTGGCTGTCGTGTCTGCCCTGGACGGATTTGGCCAGTATCCCCTTTACCTGGAGGATTTGGCCGGGCCAGTGCCCTTTTTTCTCCCTCGCCTTTTTTGTGCGGGGGCGCAGGTCCGCCCATTTCGGCCGCCCTTCCTGCCTGAAGTTCTCCTCGACGGCATCGAGCATGTCACCTTCGATGGCGACCATGAGCGGCGAGGCGTCGCGCCCCTTGCGGGCGATCTTATCGAGCACCCGGAGGCATTCGCGATCGTCTATTTTCAGCTCCACCATCGACATAAAAGCTAACCCCTCCCAGCCTCCCCTTAACTAAGGGGAGGAGTTTTTACAGCAGTTTGCGCAGCGGCTTGTCGTATTTCGCCGGGTCGGGCTGCCAGGCCGTTTTGCCGGGGTTGTAGTTGAAGCCGGGATCGGTGGCGACTGTTGTGCTGCCGATCTTGACGGTGGCGATGGTGGCGACGGCGCCGTCCTTGAGCGTAACCTCGCGGCTGCCGAGACGGCCTTTCGACCCTTCGGCATTCCAGACGCCATGGCCGTCTTTGGTCATCTCGATGACGCCCGCGTCGTCGAGGGCGCGTACCCGTGTGCGGCAGCGGAAGTGGTTCGGCGGGTATAAACTAGCCCAGATCGGATCGTCATAACGGAATATCTGCCCGGCCAGGGGCGAACAGATGCGGCTGGTCCGGACATCCATGACAACCACGAACATCCAGAAAGGACGGCTCGCGGCGCCATCCATCTGGGAGCGGTAGCGGCCGGCTGAATAGATCGTCTGGACGTTCTGCTCGTAGATGGTTTCCAGCCGTCTGACAGAGCCGAGCTGGGCCATGCGCAGCTCGCCTGTCGCGGGATTGAGGATCTCTTTCTTTCCCCACCAGCCTTTTGAGCGCAGGGTCGGCTCCAGGCTCTTGCGGAAATCCTGGAAGGTGAGGCCTTTGTCCATGGTCTCGGCGACGGCGCCGCGCAGATCCTGGAGGATGTCGAGCCGCATGACCTTGGCCACGGTGAAGGCTTTGTCGTGCGCTTCGTCGAGCATCTCGTGCCAGTCGAAGGTGATGCGCATCCCCTTCGACTCCAGGTACGCGATGGCCCGCTCCGGCTTGAGGCCGAAGGCGTATAGCAGGTCGACTTTTTTCATAATTCATACTTCATAATTCATCCTTCGTTTTCTGCCGAGAGACGGCCCCAGACGGAGGCGACAAAGAAGGCCCGGCCGAGGATCTCTTCAATCCGGCTCGTGTCCATTTCAGGAAAGAGCCTGGGGAGTTCGTCGTAAAGCTCCTGGAGATCGCCGCCTTCTTCGACTGCCTTGAAGACCGGCTTCAATACCCCGGCTATCAGTTCCTGCAGCTCCGCCGGTGTGGTGAGTCCGGCTATGAACTTGTCGAGGGCTATCTGGTCGGGAAACCCCTCCCCGGCCCTCCCCTTATCAAGGGAGGGTGACTCGGCGAACTTACCACCCCCGCCTTCGGCACCCCCTCCTAATTTAGGAGGACCCAAAGGGCCTAAAGGAGGTTGGGGGGTGGTTACTTCCACGTCTCCCGGCTGCAGGTTGTAGGTCCGCTCGAAATACACCTGGGCGAGTTTGAGGCCGCTCTTTTCCATGGCGCCGGCGAGCAGATCGTCGCGCTCGGCCTGGACCTTGTCGACGTCCTCTTCTTCCCAGAGCGAGAAGCGCGGCGCCCCTTCGCTGCTGCCCCAGTTCTCTTCGCAGATATAATCGATGAGCTGGTTCATGGTCGCCTCGACCATGGTCTTGTCCGAGTCGCGCAGGTCCTTGCGCACTTCGATGGCCATCTCTTCGCCGCCCAGACTGCCGCCTACCGACTGCCCGGCGCCGGCGTGGCCGAGCCAGACTGTGGAGATGGCGCTGTTGGCATCGGCCAGGATGGTGCTGAACATGTCGGAGGTGGCGCCCTTGGAGGCGCTCTCCAGGAACTCGACGCTGCCGTCGTCGGGGATCACTGCGACGCCGTCGTTGATCATGTCTTCGAGTATGCCCAGCATGTCGTCGATCTGGTCCTGGGTGGCGGAGCGGGGAAGCTTGCCCACCGGCCAGACGGCGCCGAACTTTTCGGCGTATTTGATGCGGAACTGCCAGCCGCCCCCTTTTTTGAAGACGACCGGCCAGAAGCAGCGGGAGAGGTTTCCGAGGCCGTAGGGGTTCTCATAGCTTGCCTCGTTGACCGGGCAGAGGAAGCGGCGCGCGGGCAGCTCTTCACCGGTCAGCAGCTGCTCCCTGGAGAGGAAGCGCAAGTCGTTGTTCTCCCCGAAAACGAACCAGGCTTGAGGCTTGTAGATCACGTCGACCGGCGCGTTGAGGCCGTCGCCGCGCTTGGTCCAGACGGTTTCGGCAGGGGCGTAGCCGAAGCCGCGAGAGTTGCGGATGGTCTGCTCGATGGTGGTGTTGAGCGGCAGCCGGCTGAAGACTTCCTTGACGAACCTGGCCTGGCGGGACTTGCTGCTTTTGCCGCGATCGATCTCCCAGTCGAGCGCCAGGGTGGCGTTGATCCGGTTGATCATGGAGCCGCCGACACGGTCGTCGGTGAGGAGATCGGTATAGACCTTGATGTCCTTGCCCTGGGCCTTGAGAATCGGGTCGGGATTGGGCAGGTACATGTTGCCCAGGGTGTAGTAGTCCAGGGACCGGGATCGGGTCGCGATCTCGGAGGAAAGACTTGTGGCGGCGCCTCGCTGTTCGAAGCGCATGAATGATCCATCTGCCAAATAGAGGCCGTTACGCTGCATTGTGGTACCCCTCTAGTATTTTTCGTGTGGCGCGGTGGCCGCGGGAGGCGGCCCAGGTATCGCCGGGTGCCTGGCGGCTGGCAAAAACCATCATGCAGCTGGCTATGGCGGCGTCGCCGTGGCGGGCAATGCCGATAGCTGCGGCGTCCGGTTTGGTGGCGGTCTGTTTTTCCGGGATCTTCGGCACGCCGCGCACCATCTTGACGGCGCGGTAATCATCCATGTGCTCGTCGTTTTTCGGCAGCTCGATGGTGCCGTCTTCAAAATGCGCCTTCCACTTGGGCATCTCTTCCCGGTACCAGGCCTCGGTGAGCATGACCTGGGTGATCTTGAGCATGCCGTATTTCTGCTGGGCGCGCTCGGAAAGGTACTGGCCATTGCCGCGGCCGTCGAAGGCGCCGTGCTGAAACAGAGGGAGGCGGTCGAGGATATAGAAGCAGATCAGCTCTTGCTCCCTGAAAGGGACGTTGAACAGCTCGACGACGAATGGGACGCGCAAGCGCAGCGTCTCGCTGATGGTGGCCGGGTAGAGGACGGTGAGGTTGGCAGAGCGGGCGAAGTCCTCGCCGAAGCAGTGCTTGCGCTGTTTCGGTAACAGATCCAGGAGCGGCAAGAGGTGTTCCCGGCAGAAGTCGAGGGCGGCGGCGGACCGGTCTTCGTCTGGGAGCATGGCAAACTCGTTGCTGCAGCTCCACTTGATGACCGGCAGCGCTTCGTTCATGCAGCGCTCGATCAGGACGCGGGCGAGGTAGACCCCGGTACCCTGGCTCGGGATACAGAACAGTTCTTCGTCGGCATTGCCGCGGTAGAAGTTGATGAGCTTCTGCCGCCACTCGGCCTCTGCTTTCGGTGTCCATTCCTTACCCCGTACCAGACAGATGCGCTGGAAAAGGCCATCGGCCAGGGCGTCGTCCAAGGTGCAGCGATGCAGGGAGTATTCGAGACGGCCGGCGCGGATCTCCTGGATGATCTCGTTGAACTCGTTGGCGTCGCCGAAGTGGGTGGAGATAATCCGCACCTGACCGCCCCACATGAGCAGCGCGATGGCGGCCTTGATCAGTCCGGCGAGGTTTTCATGGAACGCCGCCTCGTCGATGATTACCCTCCCTTGTTTGCCGCGCAGGTTGTTCGGCCTGGAGGAAAGGGCGGTGATCCGGTTACCCGATTCGAAGGTGATCCGGAAGGCGAGAATCTTCTGCTCGGTGACGATCTTCTGGCCGCCGACCACCTCGTAATCGGTGAAAACCTCTTCTGTCTCTTCGATCGTGGCGATGAACGATTGGAACTTGCGCGACCACATACCGGCGTCGAGAATGAACTCCAGGGCCATCTCTCTGTTGTAGCCGATATACCAGACATCATCACCGCTGTCGGCGGCGGCATAAAGGACGGCGTCGGCGGCCTCGGCCCAGGAGATACCGACACGCCGTGATTTCTCGAAAATCTTGACGTCTGACTGATCGGCGATCCAGCGTTGCTGGTATGGCAACAGCACCGGCGGGACGCGCAAGTCCTTGCGCTTGGGGGTGGCCCAGGCGGGGACATTGCGCACCGGCAGATTGCCGGTATCTGGCTGGGTTACCTCGCTGGTCACTTCTGGATCTCCACGCCGAGGATATCGGCCCTGATCTGTTCGATCTGTTCATCGGTAGCGCCCTTGATGGTTTTTACCGTTTTCACTGCCGTGGCGGCTGCCAGCTTCAAGGCATTTTCATGGGCCTGATTGCGAATCTCGGCGTCGCGCTTCAAGTTGTCGGAGGCTGATTTCTCCAGCCGGGCCAGGGTGAGGCTGAGCCCCTTCAACTGGTCGGTGGTCGCGGCCATGGTTTCCATGTCGACGATGCCGGTGGTGGATATCTGGCCGAGCATGTCGAAAACCATGGTCTGGAGGCTCTGATTGAGCAGCAGTCCCAGTTCGCCCTGGTTCTTGGCATTGCCGGTGAGTTGTGTTGTGATCTCCCGGGAGCGCCGGATACGGGAGCCGACATCCTCCATGGAGGCGAGTTGTCCCTTGCGGGCGGCGCGGCGGGCGTCGTCCCATTCTGTGCCGGCGCGTTTCTTCCACTGCCGGAGGGAGTTTTCGGACACCTGCAGATCAACGGCGATCGCCGGGATCTCCGTGCCGTCGGCATAGAGGCGGATGGCGTCCAGTTCCTGTTCTTGCCGTTTGCCCATGTCAGGCCCCCGGCGAGGGGCGCTGAACGCCCGGTACAATCGCATTGCCGCAGGCGACATCGAGGCCGGTTTGTGTGATGGTGGCGACAAAGGTGCCGCTTTCGAGGGTCTTCAGCGTTACCATCCCCTGGTCCTTGAGCCACGACAAGGCGGCTTTTATCTGATCCCTGGAGCTCTGGACGCCACGATCGACGACAATGGTGTGGAGAATGGAATCATTGGCTTTGCCGGCGGTTTGATCGCTGGCCAGAGCCCGCAATATGACGAGCCGTCGATGTTCGGCCATCAGCTGGATAAAGGCTTCGCTCATTATTTCCCTCCCAATTCGTTTTGTGTCAGTAGATCGACCATGCGGCCGATCCCCTCTAAGCGGCCGTCGATCTTGCTGACGCCCCGGTCGATTTTGTCGAGGCGGCCGACAAAACCCGGATGATGCGGACAGGATGGCGGGTGGAGGATGTCGGTCTCAAGCTTGATCATTTTATCTTCAAGCATTTTAAACCGCGTGTTGGTGATCTTGTCGCGGTTGGACCACCAGACGTAGATGCCGATGCCGCTGGTCAGAACAAATTGGAAAACGTTGAAAGCTAAGATCCATCCTTGGTAATTCACAGAGCCCTCCAGTGGGATAACAGTTGTTCATGGTCATTCTGGCAGCCGATGCAGCGCAGGCATCCGGGCATCTTCTCTCTGCGCGCCTCGGGGATGATCTGGCCGCAGTCGACGCAATCGTCGAGGGTGGAGACGCATTGCAATGCGTCTCTACGGTTGTGCTGTGTGTCCGGTCCATTTCGTCACCCATTGGCCACCGTCCGATGCCTTTCCGGATCGCCGGGGGCGCGGCGGTGGAAACAGTAACAGATGGAGCAGCGGCCGTAATTTACCCGCCGGCCGGCTTTATCCACGTACGTCTCGATGTGGAGCAGACCCTGTGCCAGTACGGGCTGTTTGCATACGTAGCATTCTATATCTCCGGTTACGTGCATCGATCAGCCCCAGGTGATGGCGAGCAGGTCGGTGATGTTCTGGGTTGTGTAGATCCTATCGAGCAGCGCCTGCTGCTGCCCCAGAATCACTCCGGAGACGGCGCGAAACAGCTGGACGTTTTCCATGACCTTCCCCACCAGGGCATCGATGGTGATGCCGCGGTTGACGGCCAGGGCGGTCAGGAGCGGGGTCGGGGCCTGCATGTTTATCAGCCACGCTTCGGCTTCGGTCATCTGGATCGACCAGGTTTCGCGCTCCGGTCCCTGATAGGGGCCGGCCAGGGTGGAGAGCCTGCTTGAGCCCTCATTGCGGATCTGATCGGCTCGCCAGTTGCGGCAGCCGGGGCAGGCGTTGAATATCTCGGCGCTGGTGGCGGTGCCCGCGGGATCGGCGTAGAGAATGGTCCGCTGGGCCGAGTCGGCAGCATAGATGTTGTAATTGCCTGGCTTGTAGACCGGCGTGCCGGGCGGCAATTCTACCGGGCCACCGGGGTTGAGCACGGTCTCTTCGCCGATCGCACCATGGGCTACGATGTATTGAGGCGATACTTGTGGATACGTGAATATTCGATAGTTCATGGTAGCCTCGTGCATTTCTGCCAGTCGCCTGGCTTGAAATTCGGGGTGTAGCCCGTCTGTGGGCGGTACCTCGGCGTATAGCTGCTCAACCTGATGCAGGGCTGATCCGCATGGGCTACCGGCCCGGCGAGGAACGCATCGAGCATGTCGCCTCCCTCCGGCTGGTGAGCCGGATCGGGGTGCAGTCCGAGGGCGATGGCGCAGGCTAATATGATCGCGATAAAGTATTTCAACGGATCTCCACCCGTCCGGAGGAAAAGACCTGGAATGCCAGCCTGATGCCGTCGCCGCGGTATTGCTGGATCTGGCCGAAGGTGTCGAGGCTCAGACGCAGTTTGTTGGCCGTATCACGCATGATAATGCTGTAACTGGTCGGATCGATCTGGACCCGCACGTAGCCGTTTACATCCTTGAAATAGCAGGCAATGGTGTCGCAGTAGATGCGGGTATTGCCGGGGGTCCGGTCCTTGATCTGAAACTTTGCGACGGTTGCAGCCTCGGTCGGACCCTGCTGCATGCTCAGAACGGCGGCATCCGTGGACGTGGCGATTTTTGCCAGGATCTGTGCCTGGGTATCGGGAGAGCCGGGCACGCCTGCCGGCCCCTGGGCGCCGGTGTCGCCGATGCGGGTGATGGAGATCGGGGCGACGGCCTTGCAGGTCTGGCCGTTGTAGGTAGCTGTTACTGCAATCCAGTTGTCGCTTTTTGCGCCTGAGAACGTGCCGAAAACTGTGGGGGTGAAGCTGCTGCTTGATCCTGATCCGGAGAGGAGCGTTTTTGTCGTTGGGACGCTCCAGGCGTAGCTGGCTGGTGTGACACTGAGGCCGGACTCGTAGAAGGCTACAGTATACGGTGTCATGGCGGGCAGCGGCAACAGCCCCAGGGCGTTGTAAAGGATGGTCCGGGCGCCACCGGTGATGTAACAGTCATAGCTCTTGCCGTCTGCTCCTGCCGCACCGTTGGTCCCGTTCGTTCCGTTGGTTCCGTTGGTTCCGTTGGTACCATTTGTGCCGTCGTTGCCGTCATACCCGGCAGGCCCCTGGGTGCCCTGCGGGCCGGTTGCGCCCGTAGCTCCGTCTGCACCATCATGGCCGATTACCCCGTCCGCTCCGGCCGGGCCTTGTGGACCGGTTGCTCCTAGCTCGGTGAGACCGGTGGAGTAACCGACGTAGAGTTTGTGCGTGTCCCGAGTCCAGAGAGGTTCACCCTGGGCGGCCGTTGCGGGGAGATCGGCCTGGTTTCCCTGGCGGAACTGTATCTGGGTGTCGGCGATGGCCCAACCGGCGAGGCCGAGAATGATAAACAGCAGCCATGTCCGCATTAGAATCTCCCTCCGAAAATCATTGTCGGCGTTCCGGCGGTACCGCCGCTGCCGTCCGCGCCTTTCGGCCCCTGGGGACCGGGGATGCCCTGCTCGCCTGGTGTTTCGACCTGGATAATCTCTACCTCCGGCACCGTGACGGCAACTACGGTATCTCCGTCATCGATGGTAACGTTGATCGTCTCTTCGGTGACGGTGACATTGACGGTATCGGTGGTGATGGTAACGTTGACCGGATCAACGGCGTAACTGATGTCGACAACGCCCAGACAGAGCCATGCTATGAGCAGTACACGGCGGATCATGGCGCGGTCACCGGAGGCTTTACTATCACTGTTCCGCCGAAACGGTACTTGACCTGGCCGTCCGGGGTAGTCTGTTTAATATCCCAGACGCCGGTTTTCTTGGAGAGCCGTGTGGTTTGCGCCCGTGACAGCCGGAGCTGCATTTTGCCATTGGCCGCGTCGGTAATAACGGTCGAGTACCGGGCGAACAGCGTCCCCTCCGGAGCGTCGCGAAACTCGGCCTGGTATGTGTTGCCGGTGATATTAATCGGATGGCCGGTCTTATCGGCCCAGGCGAGCGTGGGTCTGAAATCGGCGCCGGCTTTCATCACCAGGTTGCATGTGTCGGCCGCGTAGACCTGCGCACAAAGGGCCGATATGACTAATAGGACTGATAGGACATATCTCATGGTCACCACTCCCAGATGGTGCCGGCCTGGATGCGCTTGTCACCGTCGCTGCCGACAGCGCCGCGCAGCCCCAGGTGCACCTGTTTTATCCGAAGGAACTGCCAGCGGGCGTCGAGGTCGACTACGTTAAGCAGCTGCTGGTTGTAACCGTACCAGGCGCTGGCGGAGCCGTGATTCTCAAAGGCGAACCAGGGCAAAAGCTTCTCTTTTGCGATGTTTTCGGTGACGCCGGTTTCGGTGTTGAATACGGTTACGACCTGGTAGCCGGCCTTGCTTTCGGGCAGGTCGGCGGTGGCGGTGACCTGAAGGTCGGCCGGGTTGCCGGGGACTGGATCACCCCCGCCTGCGGCTCCCCCTCCTAATTTAGGAGGGGGTTGGGGGAGGTTGGGTTGGGGTGTGGTATTCGCCTGCGCGATATCGCCGCCCTGGAGCCAGGTCAGGTTCAGTTTTTTCGCCACCGCGGCTTTGTCGAGAGCGACTATCCCTTTCTCGGGGCATGGGACCAGGACGCGCTTGACCGACTCGACGGTGCGGATCTCGCGGACGCGCCGGAATTCGGTGGTGGTGATCTCGCGGATCTGCGGCATGGCGCACTGCATGAGGGCAAAGAATGCGGCGAGGATGAAGAGGCACAGGAGGCCGGTGCGGGGCCAGTCGATCTGCTGGAGGTCGCCGGTGAATCTTGTAGAGACGCATTGCAATGCGTCTCTACCCTTATTTATCAGGCTGGTCAGCATTGTCGCCTCCGTTGACTAACTTGTATGCGGCGATCAGCTTATCTCCCACAATGGCGCCGGTCAGGATCAAGAGGGTGAACTTGTAGAGGCTAAGTACGGATTCCGGAATATCCGGGAACTTGATCGGGGTAGTCAGAAGGGTGATGATGGCGATGAGTAACATCACGGTGGTCAGGAAGAGCAGCAGGCAGAGCCGCTTGGTGGAGCCCTGTTTGTCGTTGGGATCTTCCAGGACTTCGCCGAGCCAGGTGAATAGTGACTTGATTAATTCGAGCATTGATGCCTCCTGTAGGGGCGACCCGGTGGGTCGCCCTTTGGTTATCAATTCAAAGGCGGGCGGGCCAGCGGTCCGCCCCTACGTTTACGCTGCCATGATCTCGACCAGGTTATCGTAGCGGCGCTTGCAGTCGCCGGGGTGCTCGCGGCCGTATTTTGTGCCGCTGAGCTTGTACTGGAGCACGTCCTTGGCGGTAAACGGGACGCCCAGGTGTTTCAGGCCGTGGACCAGGGTGCCGACTTTGTCGATATCGGAGAGGTGGTACTGGTTGTCGTAATCGGCGACGGCGAGTAATGCCGCGTCGTCGGCCGGAGTGATGCCGTATTTGTCGAGGATATAGTCGGCGCGGGTGAGGCAGCTCGAGAGCTGGCGGCGGTCCCATTTTTCGACTATTGCCGCGTTGGCGTTGAGGCGATGCTCGAACTGGTGGACGTCGATGGTCTGGTTTCGGATACCCGCGATCTCGGCGGGGGTGAAACCGCATTCGGCGAGGCACTGGAGCGCGGCCGGGTTGTTCTGAGTGTCGAACTGGCAGACGCCGAAGCTCCAGCCGGATTTGCCGCTCCGGACGCCGTCCGGGTCGCTGAATTTGAGGGCGTAGTTAAGATCGTTGTCGAGCTCGTTGGCGACGATGACGCGGCGGAAACTGGCGATGAGGGCTGCGGTTATGTTCATGGGTCACCTCGTGGTGATGGGGAGGGGGCGGCCCCCCTCCCTTTTTTCGCCGGTACTGTTTCGCCGGCTATCTCGGGCGGGCACAAGACCCGCCCCTACGTGTGGTGTGTTATTAATGTAAGTGCCCGCCCCTGGGAGACGAGTCCAGGGGCGGGGTGCTAAGGAGAAAAACAATGACGAGGGGGATACTACAGATTCATTGCGGAAGAGTCTTTTGAGGGGGTTCAAAAAGAAAGGCCCTTCTCCGGGGTTGGAGAGGGGCCTTGATTGAATTATCGTCGCTATATATCCGCTTTTGTTGCTGCCGTCAACTTTTTTACTCAAAGAGGCCCGGCTGGCGGCGCTTGAACTCTTCTTCGGCTATCCGTGCGAGACGATCGTATACCTGGCGGACGGTGAGCTCGTATTTGTCCGCCAGCTGCTTATGGTTCCCGCCGGTAAACTCGCCGTACATCTCCCGGTCGCGGTTCTGGATATCGTAGGCCAGCCCCTTGGCCAGGTAGAGGTTTGATCCGGACCAGTCCCGGCGGATGATCTCGGTGACGATGTAGACGGATTGCTTTGCCGTGTCGGGAGCCAGTGCGAGCTGCAGGACGATCTGCTCGGCGGCCTTGTCGATCAGGTCGGAAAGCACTTCCGGGTATCGGCTCAGGTCAATATTGTTCATGGTTTACCTCTCCTTTAGGCCCCTCGGGTCAGCCACTTTTTCAGGGCTTCTATCACTGTGCTTGCCTGGGCTGTGTTCAGCCACTGCAGGGCGGCGACCTTGGTCATGCGTTTGACGTAAGATATCAGGGCCGTCTCACTCGGGTCGCGCACCTTGCCCGCCTGGTGCAGCTCGATCCAGAGGGCGCGGATCTTCTTGCTCTGGGGATCGTCGGCTAACTCCCTCACCCCCCGCCCTCTCCCAGAGGTAGAGGGAGCTGCTTTTTTGGCGGGCTGCGGCTTCCATCCCAGCTCTTTGTAACGCTCCAGGACCGCCTGCCGTCCGCGCCAGTCGAGGTCTTTGGATGATTCGACGCCGCCGGCCTCCCGGAGGATATCGCGGTAGATGTCGTCTGTCAGGGCCAAATCCTTCTTGCCGATGTGGATCTTGGCGAGTTCTTCGCGGCGGAACTTATCGTAGCCACCTCCGCCAAGGCTTTGGCGGCCAGGGCCTTTTTTTGCTGGTTTAGTCATGGTTTAACTCCTGTTAAAGGGTCTCTTAATGCAGGTTCGAGGTTCGGGATTCGAGGCTCCAGGTTTAAACCTCGCGCCTTTGTCCTCGTGCCTCGTGCCTGCTGTTGGGGAGTACCCCCCCCCTCATTTCCGGGCAATGGCAGCCATTGCTGCCACCAGCCGCTTTCGTCGATTCTTTCAGCGTTCATTGCCGCACTCCCTTGCGATCCGCGCATCGATCGCCATCATCACCCAGCGGTCCTTTTTAAGCAGCAGCTCCACTGCCACGGCGCAGACGCCGGGGATGCGGCGACCGCCTGTTTCCCATTCCTGGTAGGTGCGATACGGGGTGCGCAGGCTTTTTGCCATTTCGGCCATGTTTAAGCCCAGCTTTTGCCGGGCGTCTTTCAATTCTGCTGGTGTCATATTTTCCATTTTATTTGCCGTTTCTGTACGCATTGCGTGCATAACTCCCGCAGCAGCGGACTCCGCAAGCTCCGCCGCTGTGCTTGCCGTTAGATTACTCTAGGCAACGTGTTTATCGTGCCGACAGACAGGCACCGTTGGAGGTCCTGGAGGGGCAGGACGGAACGAGTTGATACGCTCTGTCAAAATATCGTAGTAATCGGACATGATAGCCGCCTGTCTGTGCAGCCGGGCTTTTTCAGCGCCGTTCACAGAATGGAATTGCGGAGACTGGATATAGCAAATCAATTTTTTGCGCTTTTCGTTCAGCTCCCTACGTTCAACAACAACTCGCTCCTGATATGGCTCCATAATAAACGCGGTCAGCTTTTGGCGGTTTTCGTCCAACATCTGCCGTTCTTCGATCATTCTGAGTTGGTGCGGAAGCGGGGCAGGCTGCGGGGAATCACCAGCCAAACAACGCGGAATCTCTGCTCCGATAGTATCAGGCACCCGGCATTCAATGGCTGAATGGTAATCCTTGACCCGGTTGTAAAGCAGTTCGATGCTTCTGATGTGTTCAGAGTTTGCCCCGATGCGTTCGCATTCCAGCTTATAAGCGAAGAGTGCGGCAGGAACGGCTGTGTCTTTGGCACAGAGAAGGAGGGAATCGGCCTCAGTGTAGATTTTGCCGTTGACGGGGTTGACTGCCAGAATGCGGAATTTACGGTCTATGTTTTCCATATCCATCTCCTTGATTTTGTTCCGTTACGGGAATTCCCGCAGCGGGTGATTCGTGACATAACAAGCGCTCCGACCGGAGGAAAAGCGCCCCCGGTCAAGCGCAGGCCCGTTATGACTATCAAAACTTCCCTGCAAACTTTGCATCCGCAGGGACAGGCTGCACACCTTCAACCTCTTGATCGACCTGAGCTATATACACCAAGTCGAAATCTGTCAGACCCCCGCTAACTGCGGATTGACGACAAGCCGCTTCCGTATCGCCAGTAAACGGCAGCCAGGTTTTGTCAGCCCAACATCCTATATCCGATCTGTATGCCTGATACATGCTCAATCCTCCCAAAATGTCATAACCAGCTTTTTCGAGCCGTCAGGCGGCTCAAAGCTGATCGTTATCTCTTATAAAACTCCTGCAGCATCCGCTTGTATTCCGGCAGCTCCAGGTCTATCTGCTCGGGCTCGTCTGCCCGCCCCTCGACTATTTTCCGCGCTCTCCTCTCGGCTTCGCTTTGCTCCAGGTGGCCATCGTGGATCATGATGGCGACGCGCTCTTCAAAGAGCTCACGTTTATCATTGCCCGGCATGCAATCTGGTCTTTTTGTCAAGTTGAACCTTTACCAGCTCCTCAAAAGCCTGGAGCATGATGGCGGAACGACGTTTTTTACCGCGGAGCTTATCCAGCATCGCAACCTCAACATCAGAGAGGCGAACCGATATCACGTTGTAGCGCGGGTGCTCTTTCCATTTACCCATTGGTTTCACCTGTGAGGTATTTTGCCGTGATCCTGTCGTTTATCTCGGATAGTGCCACGGCTGCCTGGTGGATGCCGATGCCGGCGGCGTAGCTCTGGCACATGCGGCTGATGTCGCAGGCGACGCCGGCGGTGACCTGGTCGAGCAGCCAGAACTTGTCGACCTTGCGGATGTCGATGAGGCCGAAATTGCTGAGGATGAAGCGCTGCACGTCTGGTTTGAGGATGTACCACATGTCGCCGCCCTGGACTGCGGTGCGGGCTGTGCCGCGCTTTTCGGCCCGGAGCCAGCCGGAGTCGATCCAGCCGGTGATGCAGTGGGCGTCGACACCGAAAAGGTTGGATAGGGCATGGGCGGAATAGCCGGCGAGATCCTGGAGCATCCCCTGCCGCCGGCGCTTGAGGAGGATGGCGGTGGTGGAGCGGCTGAAGCCGGCTTCTTTCATCGCCAGGCGGATGCGATCGGGACACTTGTGGGCGTTCGCCTTCAGGAGCGCTAGCTCGGCCTTTGTCCAGTTGCTCTCCTTGATCCGGGGATCGTAGGCGCTGATGATCTGCGCCCGCTTGGAGACGGCCCAGCGAGGGTAACTGAATGCCGCTGCCAGCTCCCGGACCTCGTTTTTGCCGGTGCCGGTGCGGTAGACCTCGCGGATCTGCGCGTCCATCTCGGGGGTGAAGGGCCAGATCACCGGTTTGGCTTTTCTCGGGGCTGCAACCTTTTTTGCCGCCTTGACCGGTTTGGCGATCGGCGCAGCGGCTACCCGCTTGACCGGTTGTATTGCTGCTTTGGCCGGTTTTACGATCGGCGCAGCGGCTATTACTTTTACCGGTTTTGGCCTCGGGGTTGGCAGCGCTTCCTTGCGGATCACCTCGGGAATGAATATGGGGTTTCGCCTCCAGGGGCTTTTTGATGCAGGTTCCAGGTTCGAGGTTCTAGGTTCGAGGTTTGAACCTCGCTCCTTTGGCCTCGTGCCTCGTGCCTGTACTTGGGGCTTTTCCTGGGTGCATTTGCCGCAGAGGTAGAGATCGTTGGTGCGGTTGGTGGCGCACTGCTCGGGCCTGATCGTTGCTTTGAGCAGGATGCAGTCGAAGGTTTTGACGGCCAAGGGGAACGCCTCGATCTCGGATTGCGGGACGAGGGTGCGATCGGACCTGGGGGCGGTGTCGACAAAGACGTCTGTGGTTATGGTTCTCATGCTCTTTCTCCTGGCTGCATCATCAGGCCCCGGCAGCCACGCCGGGGCGACGGAGTACATGAATCTATGTGCAAAATACATAAATTCATGTATTTCCGTTTCGCATGGGTTATCTGGTTGTTACGTGCTGATCCCCGGTTTCCTTGTCCTGGTACAGACTCGCCATCAGAGGCTCGTCAAAGCAGTCTTTCAACGGCATTTCATCCGGGACGTCGGCCAAGGCGGATCGCAGATCCCCGACGGTCTCAATGCCGTCGATTTCTTTTTCACGCATCAGCATTGGCTACCTCCTCATCTACTTTTATGAACATTTCGGGCGTCAGCGTTGCGGTCGACAAATTACCGCATGCCTCGCAGTCGAAAAACACCTCAATACTACCGCTTGCAGGGTCGGCAGGGCAGATGTCAATGGCCGCTATTTCGATGTCGGCTTTGCATACCGGGCAGTTCATTGCGCCACCTCTGCCAGGCAGTGCGCTGTCGCCCAGGCGTCGAGCTCTTGCTGCAATTTGGTTGCGTCTGCCCGGACCAGCAGCCGGTTTGTCCTGATTTTGCGCCGCGCGCCGCTCGGGGTGATGTAGGCTACTATCCAGCAGTCGCTGCCCAGCCCCTGGGTGACGCCGATCGGCTGCAGCCCGTGGGATGGTGTCGGGTAGAGGTAGGTTTTGCCGTGGAAGGCGGATTTTTGGCCGTCAACCACACTTGCCACCTGATGTTTGAGGATGCCGGCCGGACCATGGGGAGGTAAGATCGAAAGATGATCGCCGGGCTGGATGTTTTTGTTCATTGTCATTGTTTATCCCTCGTTTACAGCGCCGCTATATTGAGCGACACGGCGTCATACTGCCCCTGATCGTTGCGGTGATAGAGTCTGATCTGCTTTTTCTTACTGATCACCTCTATGGCGTCTTTGACGATTTTAACGGCCTCATTCCAGGTCTCGTTGTTTATTTTGTAGTTGCAGAGCCGCAGAATCTCCGCGACGCGCAGTTTACCGTCAATCTGAGTGTAGGTGGCCGTGACGATTGTTTCCATGTCGGCGCTGTTGGCCATCTCTTTGACGGCCTGCAGCATCTTCACCTTGGCAACCTCGATTTCCGGGCCGAAATCGATCGTCTTTTGGATCGCGATAATCAACTTCCAGCGCCGGTCCAGTGTGGTAAACGACATGTTCCCCTCGGTGCCACCCCGCTTGGCTTTGTACTTCTCAAACAGCAGGTCTACGAAGGTGGTCACGTCCTCGAAGCAATACCCTTTAAACCGGTTCAGCTTCCCGTTGAGGTTCTCCCAGATCGCGGCGATAGAGAGAACCATGTCGTGCTCCAGCTGATCCTGCTCGTGGATGTTAGACAAGAGGATCAGGTTGCCGTCGGCATCGGGCATGCGGCCGTCAACCACCTGGGGATGGGCGGCCTCGTAGGTAAGCCTGTCCTGGCGTTTAAGGGCGAAGCTATTGTCGGCAACCTGTGCCACCCTTTCGGTCGCCTCGCCCCAGGTGATATTCCCCAGGACGTCGGGATGCTTAATGCCGCCGTTGTGGATGAATTCCCGCAAAGCCCCATCACAGGCGCTTATTGCCTCTTCCTTGGTAGGGTGGTACTGCATGCCTCTGTTGTCTGCATAGCTGTAAAAGTTCATGCCAGCCTCCGCAGGGCGCCGGTGCAGACCATTCGCACGGCCATTGCTGTGGCGCGGTAGTCGCTGATGCGGCGGTGATCTCTCAAGTAGCGGTTTCTTTTGAGCCTTCTGAAGAGTCGTTTAAGCATGTCCCACCTCCGTTTTTTTGGTCTGGTTGTCAATCCGACGCTCCAGTTCGTCATATGAGAGCGGTGCCGGTTTTGTTTTTAACAGCGGTGTAAATGCTTTCTTAATTAGGCGTTTAAGCATGGTTTAATCCTCCTTTGCGGGGGTTGGTTGGTTTTGTCATGATTTGCACTCCTTGCACGCCCGCCAGAGCTGGACGTTGAGCGGGCTGGTGGCTATCAGCGGCCGCTTTCTGTTGTCGGCGCATTTGCCCAGGCTGATCTCGCCCAGGACAGGGCAGAGGACGGTTGTGGAGCCGAATACTTCTTCGACGCGCTGCAGCACAATGTCCGGACTCCCTCCGTAGGTACCTGAAAGTATCTGGCTGACGGTGCTGTCTTTATACTTTATCCGGCGGGCCACTTCGGCCTGGGTGAGACGGGCGCAGGTGTCGCGCAGTAGCTGCATCTGATCAGGCCGCGTCATGGGCCACCTCCTCATCATTCAGGGCCAGCTCCAGCCGCTTGGTGATCTCGGCCGGGATCTTGTGCCAGGTGGCGGGGTCGATCTCTGCGGGGACATAGGCGGGCGGAGCCGCTACTTTCTCTCTTTCTCTTTGTTTCTTTTTCTCTTTTAAGGAAGGATCGCAGATTTTGGCCGAAAACGGCTCTCCACAGCGCTCGCACACGGGCGGTAGCTGCGGGAATAACCTCTTTTTGTATGTATGCGCATACTGCATCCCCCACCGGGTCTTCTTGCCGTTTTTTGCTACGTAGCCGTGTATCTCCATGCTGCGCACGGCCTTTTTGACGCTGTCGCGGCCGATCCCCGGTATGACTCCCATCAACTCCGGGATGGCGGCTGCCTTCAGCGCCCCCAAGCCTCTCCATATGCATCTGCGCAGCATCTCTGCTGTGTATCGTTTCTTTTCCTTTGCCACTCTTTTCCCCCTTTGTGGACGCCCCACGGTTGTCGTTATTATTTATCGCAGCGTCACAAGGGACTATTTGCGTGGGTGCTTTGGTGGCGTGCCTTTTGTCGGCTTGCCGAAGATGGGCTGGTCAAAGTACAGTGGGCGCTCGCCCCAGTCGGCGAGCGAGATTGCAGTGAGGCCGTTGCCCCTGGCGAATTTCTCTATTTTATCGAGGCCGATCTTGACCCGGCCGATGTTGCCGGCTGTCTCCCGGTGGACGTACTCGATAAGATCCTCTCGGACCTCCACCTCGCATGTCTCCAGGGCCACCTGGGCGGTGTCTATCAGGTCGAGCCCTTTGAATTCGATCCACTGGGTGATGCGCCGGGCAAAGCGGCCGTTTTCGCGGATGGTGCGGGCGATATCTTCCATTCCAACCAGGATCACCGGGCAGCCGGAGATATCGTAGATGTCGCGGAGGGAGTCGAGTATCTCGAACTGGCGGAAACAATAATCCGCCTCATCGACAAAGATTGGCCGCGGAGCCAGGGGCCGGTCGCTGCCGTCTTCTTTGGTCAATCGCTCACAAATGAATTCCACCATGTCGGCACGGCGCAAAAGCCTCTTGCCGCCCAGCATCAGGCAGAGGTCGCCCAGGATGCTGGTGACCGTGGAGCAGCCGAGCGCCCGGATAAAGATGCCGTCGTAGAGGTTGGTCAGGTAGGCGAGCGTGGTGGTTTTGCCGGTGCCCGGAGGCCCCCAGAGGCAGCCCATTGTCTCGATGTCCGCCGTGGGGTCCAACAGATCGCCGACCTTACTGTCTGCGGACCTTACATCTTTTGTCTTTACCATCTCGTGTCTCATTGTTATTCTCCTCCTGTCGTTGGATTACCCCTATCAAAGGGGTATTAAAAACCGCCTGTGTCTGCAGGCGGTTTTTTTAGTTTCTCACCTTCAGTCTTCAGCCTTCAGTCTTCAGCCTGTCTTTCTGTTCCTCGGGATCGTGCAGGCAGTAGGGATCGTCCTTTAACAGCCCTACCTTTTTCCGGTTTTCTTCCCAGTACTCGAAATCTTTCTTCCACTGCACCTGGTACGGAGTCACCGTCCCGGCCGTGATCCGGCCGAGGATCAGGTAATAAACGTCGAGGGAGCTGGAGACGTCGCGCAGCTTTTTTGACTGGGCCAGGGAGACGACCTTCTGCTGGTGGAGTTCTTCTCTGCGCGCCTCCCCTGCCAGGACTTCGGGCGGCAGCTCGATATGGGTGGGGGCGACTTCGATGGCGCTGTCCGCCTCGCCTCGCACCATCTCCAATTTGTTCTCCAGGTTCTTTGTCCGGCGGTTCTCGCGTTCCATGACCGCCTGCTGCACCACCGGCACGGGTTGGGCATGGACCCGGTTGCCGTTCCATTTGGCCGTGCAGATCGGCCGCTCGTCCGGGTCGAGCACCCAGACATTTTCCGCGTCGTGGATGTCGTAGGCGGCGATGAGATCTTCGCGCAGGTGGTAATTGTGCAGCTCGTAGGCGTGGTAGGTGTTGCCTCTCAAGGTAAATTTCTCACGGCGGACCCGTATCCGCTCATGCGGCATAAAGAGATATGGCAGCATCTCGGGGAGTGGGGCAACCGGTTCCCACCCCTGGGCTCGCCGTTCGGCCAGGGCCTCGAAGGGGGTCATGTTGCGGCGGCGCGGCCGTTCGTCCGGATATCCCGGCGGCGGCGCGGTGATCCTGGGGAGGGCGCTGTGGGGGGTGTTGTTGTAGGCTATGGCGGTGTCCAGGAGAAAGGCCGTGAATTCATCCGGCGCAAGGAGCAGCTCGGAGGTCTTCGTCATCCCGAGTTTCCCCTCGTTTTTGGCTTTTTTTAAGTCCTTTTCAAGCTGGATGTAAACCCGCTTTCTCGCGACCCGGTCCATGTCCTTGCCGGTGTAGGTGCAAAGCTGTTTGGCAGCCCTGATCCAAATGCTCTGGTTGCTCCTCTCGACGGCGCCGTGCCCCTGGGGGTTGCCTCCCTGTTCGGGGGGGATGAAGGTGGTGCCGACACGGGCGAACATGCCGATTATGTCGTCTGAGTTTACACCTGCCATGTTCCCGGCGCCGCGATCGGCCTCCAGAATCGCCGTTACCCCGCCCCACGGTTTCTCTTCCGTCACTGTGCAGGCGTGGCGGTAGGCGTCGGCGACGGTGCGCCAGCTCTCGGCTAGCCCCCACGACCAGCCGGCCAGGATCTTGGTGGTGAGGCAGATGACGCCGCAGACCTCGGGGTGGAAATGGGCGCCGGTGGTCGGGTGGGCGACGTAGGCCTTGAAGCTGTGGCCGTCGATCTGGCAGATGGTCATGGGGTCGAACTCTCGGGCGTCCCGCTCGGCATAACCCAGGATGCTCTTGTATTCGGCGCCGGTCATTCGCCCTTTTTCGAGGAGCACCAGCGGTATCTGATTGCAGATCCGGCGGACCTTATCGACTGTTGGATAGGGGATGTCCCTGGGAAGCGTCCGCCTGAGGGTGCGGTGCGCGTCGGCAAGGCTCGGCTTGGTGAATTTGCGGTATTCGTCGAGGAACCAGGTGAGCCAGGGGGGGATAGCGGCGGGAACTGCGACCAGCGCGGCTTTTCCTGCCGGATAGTCGCGGATGTAGTGGCGCAGGGTTATTTCTTCGAGCTTTTTCACGCCCTTGGGGGCAAGCGCGATCGGGTTCTTGCCGTTCTTTACCCAGAGGGACCACCATTTCATCATGCCGTCGTAGGATAGTGTCCGCTTTTTGGTGTCTTTGCCGCTCCGCTGGTTGGCCAGCGTGATGAAACGGGCAACCTCTGCCGGCAGGGTGCCGTTTTGCGCCTGCCCTGCGATGGTATTGATCGCCCTGTTCACGCCGATGTCGGAGGCGACAGCGCGTTCAATGAGGCGCATGAATACCATCCTGGCGTCCATACATTCGCGGCGCCACTTTTCAAGGGTTTCGATGGCGGGGAGCTGGGCTTTTTCTCGTTTTACCAGGGCGGTGCCGGGGCTGACTGCCGGGAGCGGGCAGAGCTTTTCGGGGAGGGCTGCGATCAGGGCGTTCATCAGGTGATCGCGGGTTTCGGCGGGGAGTGTTGTCAGTGGGTATTCGCGGCCGCCGCCGCGACCGGCGCGGGGCTGGCTTGGCCATGATTCTTTTTTGGCACGGCGAATCACCGCACTTTCTGTTGATGGCATCCCTGGCAATCCTGCAAGTTCCTTGGCGGTGTGGTGTATCTTCGGTTGCTCCATGCGGAAAGCCCTCCTGGGCCGGAAAAATAACAAAACATTTTTTGCTGTTTACGGTTGCGGCTTTGTGAAAAATTGTTTATTATTCAGGCGGCTTTACCCCAGAGCTTTTCGTAGGGCTTGTGGAGCTTTTTTGCGATGTGCTCCTTGATTCGGTGTGATGAATGATGGCCGTTGATGACGCCGGAGACGGTGGAGAGCAGCACGCCTAGCTCTGCGGCGATGTCTTTCTGTTTGATCCCCCGCTCTATGAGCAGGGCCTTGATTTTGCGGTTCATAGAAACTCCTGGAGGTAGTTATGGTAAAACCTGTTCGTTATCTGTTGGAAATATACGTGCCCGGTAATGTTGATTCCTTGTTGGCTAATTTCGAGGCTGAGTCTCCATTTATGGCTATATCTAAGGGCGACTTTTTAAATCCAAGAAGCTGGTACGGAGCAGACAAATACAAATTGCTTCGAGCTGTCAACGTGGAGCACATCCTTTTGGAAGGCGAAACAAGGACAACTCATAAGGTTTGTGTATTTACCGAGTCTCTGGAGGATTCTCCCAGCATGCTACTCGGCCAACACGAATAACCGTCAACCCTCGGTCTATTAACGCTTCGGCCAGTGCTTCACCGATGCCGGTAACATTCACTGCGAAGGCGGGCCGACCACCCGGCGGCAAGGCGTTAAACCGATTAGCGATCCGGTCTGCCTGAGATGTTAATGATTCGGTTGCACTTGGGGTGATATATGGATTCATTTGCCACTCCTTTTTTTAACTTCTTTGCAAAAGTTGTTTGTCTCTTGGGTTCTATTTATAAATCCAAAAACTACGCACGTCAACCAAAAAATACGCGTCAGAGTTCTTTTTTTACGCATTTATTTTTATTGGGATAATATGTGAATAATCACAATATGTTAGAAAACTCTGACTTAGATTTTGCGCGTCAGAGTTCGCGTCAGAGTTGGTGTTATGAACTCTGACGCCTTCAAATCTCGTTTAAAGATAGTGATGGGAGGAGAATCTAACCGTTCTTTTGCCGACAAGTGCGCCATTTCTGAAGGGACACTTCGTCGTTATTTGATAGGAGAAACTTTTCCATCATTGGATACGCTTGAAGTGATTGCACAGGCGGCTGGAGTTAATCTTGCTTGGCTGGCCGCGGGTGTAGGTCCGCGTGAAATAGGTGCGGTTGACAGCGACGCCCAGCTGGCGGTGGATCAGACTGCGGAGTGGAACAAGAGCGGAGATTTTGTCCGGGTACCGCGCTATGAGATAGCGGCCTCGGCAGGCGCCGGGGCGGTGGTGCAAAGCGAGCAGATCGTTGACTATCTGGCGTTCAAGTCGGACTGGCTGAAGCTTTCTCTTGGGCTTTCACCGGCTAACGCCGCGGTGATAAGCGTGATGGGCGACAGCATGGAGCCCTACCTATTTGACGGCGACCTTATCCTGGTAGATACCGGCATTAGCCGCATAAGCAATGATTCGGTTTATGTGCTACAATATGACGAGTCGCTTCTGGTGAAGCGCATCCAGCGCAAGGGCGACGGCACGGTGATCGTGAAGAGCGACAACCCGCTTTACGAGCCGGAGATTTTCAGGGGGGATGCTGCTGATCGGCTGAGGGTGGTGGGTAGGCTGGTGAGGCGATTGGTGCGGTAAGGGGGGAATTATGGGGCGGAGACTAGCTATTCTTTTGCTACTTGTATTACTTACTCCTTATTTTGCTTTTGCTGATGCAATTGAGGAGCTCGAGAGGCGTGGGATCGATAGAGGTGCGATAGAAAAAGCCCGTATGACAATTTACGAAAATACGCAATACAAGGGCTTGAATGCAGCTATCTATTACTGCGATTTGCTGCCGACCAAAATTAATATTGATGGTCAAATCAGTGCGACGAAAAGGATTAAAGGAAGGTCCGGAAATCCAAGTTACACTAGACTTGAAGGGCTTGACGAATCTTACGCAATTAATACTATGGAAATTAAAGAACAGAAAAAGCTTTATAAATCTGCATTTGGTAAGAGTTTGAATCCAAAAATCTGCAAAAAAAAGGAAGATTTGTCTCTGCAACTGGATAATTTGCATGATCGGTTACTGCTAAAGGCCTTTGCGGCACAGGTTGCTAAATGAAGAGCTTGTTCCTTTGCATAATGCTGTTACTGATTTTGACAGGCTGCGAAGAAGCTCGCATTGAGCAGGAACTCTTTGAAAACAATGCTATTAAGTCGGTTCAGGAGGCTGAAAGCCTTTATCCTGGCGTTTCTTGTCTTAAATACATGGGCGGCATCGTTCAAATATCGGAATCCTCTGGTAGATATATCAAGGTTAAAGGCTGGATGGCATATAAGGAACCGGGCCACGCCGTCGTAGTTTTCCAAGCCGATGAAAACGAGAAGCCACTCGAATGGAAATGGTACATCGAAAATGGCACTGTAATCCCGGTGAATGATTTAGCTCAGAATACAATACGTCGCCAGAAAGCTAAGTATAATTGATACTGCCAAAGCGCGCGCGAAACTGATTTGATCTGACCGGTTACTGCCTAATCTCCGCTTAATTTCTCCCCGAAGTATCCCACAAGTTTTCTCCAAGATTTCACACACTTCCACAAGTCGATCTGTAATGATCCCACTGCCTTAACGATTACCTCTTTACACTTCCCCTGGCCCGGTTCATGAAAACGCCCTGCACGCGAAATTTGGGCGTCTTTACTTTCCACTTATCATGGACGTCCCACTTGCTCTCCATCGCCCCCAAGTCAACTATTCCTTTTCTGCAGGAATCAACTGACGAGATGCAATTGATAAGCGTCCTTTTTCTTAATCAAGAGCCACTCCTTGCCTGTCCCCTTCTTCATGCGGACGAGGGAAAATTCATCTGTTAATTTCTTGCCGTGGAGGAGGAAGAAAATGTCGCACGTCTCCAGCCCTTCTGCGGTTTCCCGTAATCAGACCTGGATTACAAGATCGGAGTACGCCGACAGAACCCCGTCCATCGTAACCAGGCGGAGCGGTTCGGAAATGGCTTGCGCGATCAGTATCCGGTCGAAGGGATCTTTGTGATGATTGGCAAGCCCGGGGAGTGCAAGGGTGTGTTCGGGTGGTATCGGCAGAGGCTCGAAGCCGCTCTCGCGTATCCCGGTCACGAGTTTCGCGGGGTCGGCTTCAAGTTTTCCGAGCCCGATCTTGATGACGGCCTCCCAGAGCGTTGCCTAGCTGATATAGACGGTTTCAGCCTCACTGATCATGGTGCGGGCAGTCTGGGGAGAGTTGGGGGGAGTCTTCGAGCCACCAGAGATAGACATGGGTATCGAGCAGGATTCTCATGCACCGGCCTCGAAGGCATTGAGTAGTTCATCGGGGAGCGGCGCGTCGAAGTCATCGGCAACCCTGATTTTCCCCTTCAGATAGCCGGGGCTGCGGACGGGGCTCTTCGCTCTATAGGGAACGAGCCGCGCCATAGGTTTATTCCCCCTGGCAATAACGACTTCTTCTCCCTCCTGAACCTCGTCTATGAGACGGGAGAGGTTAGCCTCGTGCGTGTTTACGACCGCCATTGTCGCACCTCCATTAGCTTAGTCCAGTTTTGTTTACTACGCTACACTCGCATTGTCCACTATTTTGAAAGCGGTGCAACTTGCAATCTTACAAGCCTGGCACCATTGACTTCCAGTCTCGATTCAATCTCTTCCGCTCTCATGGCATATTCCTTGAGGTAGATTAGTTGTCGCCAGTATACAGGATTTATCGCGAAAATCAATGTGTTGGGTGTGGTCTTCCATCCGAATGGCAAC